TTGTGGCTTATCTTTAAATTTTTCTACTATTTGTTTATATACATTATTATAATATTTGATAAAATTTTCCTCTGTTGCAGGATTAATACGAAGCAATTTTTTGTATTTGTTTAACCACTTTTTATAAGACATCTCACTATTTTCTTTAAATGGTTCAACTGAATAAGGATCAATAAGATGTAATTCTTTTACACCTTGGTTCAAAAATTCTATAGATGTGTTGCCCATCCATACTCCAATTTCTGCTCCAATTGAATCTTTTTTAATCAAATGCATTATATTAGGAGCATCTGAATTTACTAACTTGCCCATCATTATTTTTTCTCCGCTACGGCGTAGAAAGAATAATTTAAATCGTATCCATCAGTTACACAAATGTTGTGATAAGGTCTTGCTTTGAAATAATCTCTTAAATATTTAGACTCTAATACATGAATATGTTTTCTATTATTCCATGGTCGCCAGTATGTTTGTTCATAATGAGGCAAATACAAAAACATAACTCCACTTGTTTTTAAATGGTCAGTCCAATAGTCTAATACTCCTACCCAATCATTTAAATGTTCTAAACAATGTGAAGAAAAAATATAATCATATTGTTTGTCTGGTAAATGTTCTGCACTCCATTTGTCGTCAAATATTTTATCTATAGGAGTAGCTCCAGGAAAAGCCCATTCCTTTTTATGACAACCAATGTCTAATCCCTCTCCTTTACAAAGTTCTTTTGCAAAAGGAAATGCAAATTTTGAAGCAAAACCTTCGGCTTGTAATTTAGGATAAGTTTCGTTTCCGTATTTTATAATATTAATAGTCATTAATTACACACCCATAATCTTTAAACATTTTTAAATGATGTTCCCATTTTCCCCATGGTCTATTTGTATATATGAAAATTTTATTTGGTTGATAATAACACTGAGAAAGATGCATATATCCGCTATCTACTCCTAGGTGTGCTTCTGATTTACTCATTGCATATCCTACGTAAGGTGCTTGTTTTAACCTTTCATCTTTTGCACCACCTCCAACGGTTATAACTTCATAGCCTTTCGATCTCCATCTTTCTGTAATTTTTTGTAACTGTTCAGGTGTAAGTAAACGTTTTTTACTTCCTGCATCAAACTGAGCAGTAACAAATTTTTCAGGCAAGTCAATGCCAGGATTAGTTTCATATTTAAAACAAGGAAAAATATTTACAAAATTATCTACAAAGAAACTTGGCTGTAAAACATTTTGTATTTTTCCAGGATATTTTTCGTAGTAATGTAAAAGTGCATCTGGATATTTTTGTTGTAAACTTTTTAAAAATTGTTCATCGTTGAGTGTACCAAAGTTGTGTACTTGTAAAAATAAAGAATCTTTTGGAAATAAATTTATTACTTGTTTCCATGTAATAGATTTCTTTTTGTTGTATTGATGAGGCGCTATGTGTAAAGTTGCTGGTTGCTGATGTTTTAGTCCGTACCCGTATGTTAAAAGGCACGAGTGAACTATATCACCAAAGCCCGGACATCCATAAGGCAAATCCTTTATGCGTGTACTCATCATTCTCATTGCAACGTGTTTCATTTTAAATCCTTTGTAAAACTACATAGCCAAAACTTTTTTCATTTACAGTATGATATTTCCACTTACCTGTATCGATAGTTTCCTTAATAGCTCTTTTTATTTCATGATAATTTGAATCATGAAACATCAAATATTTGTTTGTTTTTGGACCATGGCGTTGAATTTCTTTAATTACGTGTTTATATTTGTGTTGACTATCTATAAATGTCATGTCAACTTCATTTACTTTACAAGTCAAAGTACTTGTTTCATTCCAAAATAATTTTCCTTTAAAATCATTATAAACTTTTTTGTGTTTTTTTATATGCTGAAATGTAACGTCAATCATTTCAACATATTCTAATTCAGGATTTCCTATCATTGCCGCCGCGGCTGATACACCTTGAAAACTGCCACACTCTTTATATGATTTAATTTTTTTAGCAAGTTTTTCTATAGCTTTGTAATACAAAAGAAAGTCAGATTTATATTCTTTTTCATACATAGTTAAAGCCTGTGTATAAAATTCTTGTAGTGTAGTACTGTTTTCGAAATTTCCTAGTATCATGATAATTTGTTTACTCTACGTTTATGTCTTCCCCCTTCAAATTTTGTTTCGAAAAATGCTTCTACCATATATTTTGCTGTATCAGGATCAGTATAATCTGCGCCTAAACACATAACATTCATATTATTGTGTTGACGTGCCGCCTCAACATCATAAACATCTCTACAAACTACTGCTCTAATATGTTTAAATCTATTAGCCGCCATACATACACCAAAACCTGAGCCACATATTAATATACCATGCGAATAACCATTAAAATAAAATGCAAACCTTTTAACTATATCTGGATAGTCGACAGATTTTTTAGTATCGTGTGGTTTTAAATTTTGTATTATTGCTAGATTAAATTTTGTAGGATTCTCGTCATCATTTTCAGGAGAAACATAACTTAATATTTCTTCTTTAAGTATTACTCCTCTATGATCGGAGCCCAATAATAAGTCGTTTGTTTTAACCATTTATTTTTTTTAATAAACTTTCTATTTCTTCACCTTTGTTAGGTAATAAATCTTTTAAAAAGAAATGTACAAAGTATGCTTCTTTTAATTTGTTGTCTTCAACGGCTGTATATAAAGCATTCCATTTCCAATCTAAATGTTTAACAGTCATTTTTTCTGTTTTTACCCACCAATTTAATAACATTTGATCCGTAGACCATTTATAAAACCCCACACCATCTACAAAATCTTTAAACTCCGGACGTGATAAAAATTGTTTTGGCGTTTCATTTTTAAGATACCATGATATGTTTTTATTCATTAACATTAAACCCATATTAAAAAATTCTGCTCCATTTGTATTCCATTTCCAATTAACATCTGTTAAATTTTTAAATGCATTTCTAGAATATTTTCTTATTTTGTTAAAATATTTTTTTGTAAGAGGCATTTGTCTTTCAATAACTCCCCCAAATGAACAATCAAAAGGTAATAAATCAAATATGTTTGGTGCTATTGCTTTAATGTATATGTCACTATCAACAATGCATACTTGATCGTGAGTGCGTAAGTATTCAAATGCATTTTCTTTTTCATATATAGGTAGGTATCCTAGTCTTGATACGGCTTGTTTACTTCTTCCTGTTCTATTAATGTCTGGTTGAATTTTTAATTTAGGTTCTCTTAATACTATATGTTCTATTTGATATTTTTTACAGTATTCTGCTACACTTTTAATACAAAGTTCATATAATTTATTTGGTTTACCAACTGCAACTTGAAAAATTAACCTTTTCATTTTAAATCCTTTGTAAAACTAAAAGCTCTTTGTTTCATTACAACTGCTTCGTTTGAATCAAACTTTATATCAACAATGCCGTTGTTTAACATCCAATCTGCCGGCATAGCACCATTAAGTTTTGTCCAATCAATTATTTTTTTAGCACCTTTAGGTGTAATTAGATATGCTCTAGCACCTTCCCACCATTGACCTACAACAGGTTTACTTGGTTTAAATCCTTCTAATTTAATTACATCTTTAAATTTATATTGTCGTTCCATTGGCTTTTTAAAAATCACATCATGTTCAAATATTGCTATAGTTTTATTAGTATTATAACAATAATTCCATAATTGCCATTGACTTAAAAAGCAACCAGCAGTACCTGGTCTAGACATATATCTTTTACATTTTTTATTTTTTTGATATATTGTTAAACCATAATTTTTAAAAGTTTCTTTTTTCCCATCAACGCCAGGAAACAATTGCAAATCCCAATTATATTTTTTTCCAGACTTTAATGCTTCATCAGACCAGTCTACACTTTTTTTATGGTCTGGAAGATAAATTATATAACCTGTTACTTTCATTTTTTAAGCCATAACAATTTCTTTTGTTTCTTACGAAGAAATCTTTGTTTTCTTTCTTCTGACGTATTCCTAATATATTCTTTTTGTTCGTTTATTGTTAACCAATTAACTTTTCTATCAAGATATCGCCAATTATTTTTTTTTCGACCTTTTGCAGTACTGAATATATCAAAGTCTTTGAATCCCCAGGCGTTCCATTTATAAGGAATAGATTCAAATTTAATTTTACTAAAAACTTCTCTTAATACAGTTTGATCTATAAACCAATAAATTGGTTTAGTAAAAATCTCAGTCATTTTATTAGCTAATTCTTTTTTAAATTTAGCACTTTCAATACCTGTTCCCGGAGTTATAGCACTTGCAATTAATGTATCAGGATCTTTTGGTTTTCTCATTGCTGATGGTAATTTAGTAGTTTCTCTAAATTCATCTATAGAAAAATTTTTACGACATAATCCATCGGCATCTAATTGTAACACGTGTTGTTTATCTTTAAAAAGTTCTTTCATTCTAATAAATCTTGCACTAGCAAAATATATTTTTCGTTTAATTACATTTTCATTTATTGTTTCAAGTATTTTATAACCTTGAGATAACAATCCTTTGTCATGAGTTAATGTTAATGAATTTACAAAATCATCATCTACACATTCATAAGAATAAGTTATTTTGTATCCATTAATTTTTGTTATAGGTTCTATTTTATTATTATATAAAATATGAATATGTAAAAAAATATCAGGATTAAAATGTATAGTACTTTTAGCTAGATAAAAACCATACTCATGCCAATATTTAGGATCACAACTAAAATAGATTATATCTGGTCCTACAGGTTTGTTACCTTCTAGTTTTGGTAATTTAAATTCAATCATGGCTATTTTGTAATATTTATTTGAAGGATGTTAGGGAGGATTTATTATATGGTAGCGTCTTCCATACCTGCTACTCTTAATTTAACAATGTTAGTTAATTGCCATTGTTTTTGGTCTAAACCTTTAGTAACAGCTAACCATTTATTGCGTAATAACGCGAATTCATTAATAATTTTTTCGTAGTCTACAACGTCTGGCTCACCATCTACATATTTTTCTACGTCTCTACTAGATAGTGCTCTTTGATAATTTTCTAAATATTTTTTGAAAAATTTGCTTCTTAATCTTCTTAATTCTATGTTTAAATATTCTAATATTGCTTCTATTTCTTGTAATTGATGAAATCTATTTTCTACTACACCAGGTAATTCTGCTGATTGTTTTTCGACATTACCTTTAATTTTTATTTCATATCTTGCATTTTGTAATTCATTTTCAAAATGTTGGATAGCTTCTGGTATTTTTCCAATGTCTCTAGATATTATTGTATACCAATTTGACATTAATATTCCTCTAATTCGTCGTCGTGCTTATCCTCATTATCTACATCTAAATAATAATTTATAGCTTCATCTAAATCGTCATCATGTCCTAAAATTTCTTTTAAGTCTTCGTCCGTAACACCGTAATCTGCCAATAAATCTATAAATTTTTCTGAAATTATTTTTATTTGTTTTTGATCTATGTATTCTCTAAAGAACTGCCATAGTTCTATTACTTTGTTAGCATCTAGCATAGTTTACTCCGTTTCGTCGTCAATTTCTTTTGCTGTTGGATTATCTTGCATAGCATCAAAATCATCCATTAACATCTTTAATTTATCTCCGGACCATGCTTTTCTATACTCTAAGTACTCTTTTCCTTTAGAATCTACATATTTTAATCTGTTACCTGACTTAACTAATAGACCTTTTTTCTCAAATAAGTCTACTAATCCACTATATGGATCCATTCCTGTATCATATGGAATTTTAACTTGTACTGCTTCAAATGGTTTAGCAAATCTTGTTTTCATTACTTTACAAGATGCTCGTATACCACGTACATCTGTTATTTTATTACCATCTTCATCTTCTTTTAATTTTAATTTTTTCATTGCAATTACAATACTTGATGCATATATAAATCCTTGTCCACCTGATATCTTATCATCTGGGTCAAACATATCTTGTGATGCATAAGTATGATTTGTTGCAACAAGTCCTACATTCCAACTACCAAACATATTAACACAATTTCTTACAAGTGCTGTTAATGATTTTGCTTTTCGTCCTAAATCACCTTTCATATCGCCTTCTTCAAATTGTTTAACATCAGTAGGTGTTAATAACATACCTAAACTATCAACTACAAATAAAATTTTTGGTGCATCTATTTTATTTTCTGAATATTGTTCTTTGTAATCTTTCATAAATGTTGATATAGTTTTTGCTACATCATCAATCATAGATAAACTTAATTTTAAAAGTTTCTTATCATCTGTATCTACATCTAATGCTTGTAGCCATTTTTCATCTAAAGCGTTTTCTGAATCTATTAAAATTACAAAAATTCCTTGTTCTTGTGCCGCTTTAACAATGTTACCTGATGCTATATAAGATTTACCTGCTTGTGGTTCACCTGCTAATACAGTTACTTTTCCTAATGGAATACCTCTATTAAAATCTCCTGATATTAAATAATTTAATGCATAGTTACCTGTAGATATCCAATCTGTTGGATCGGTAAAACCTATGCCTAATCCTTGAATGTTCTTTGTTATACTTTTTCTAAACTTTGATACGTCAAATGCTTTGTTCGCCATTTTTAATTCCTAACTATGGTGGGGAATTATCCCCCACCATAAATTTCATACTACTTTTGTTGTCTTGCTCTTATCATTGCCAGTATGTCTTCTGCCTTACTATTCTGCTGTGATGATTTAGTAGAACTAGTATCAGCTTTAGATGTTTCCTGAGTTTTGTTGCTCTCAGGAGCCGGTGTGTTTGATTTTGGAACTGCTACAGGATCTCCTGTTCTAGAACCAATACCTGCTGGTCTAAAGTATTGACCATATTTTTCTTGGTCATATGCTTCGCCATCCACAGATGCTTCAAACATCTCTTTGATTACCTTAACATCAACTTCTGATGGTTTCTTTGGAAGGAAATCACTCAAATTAAACAAATTGTTTTGTTCAATTGATTTAGTTTCTTCTTCAGATAACGGTCTAGATTTTCTTGACCAAGATGAAGTTGAGTAGTCTGCGTAACCACCTTTACTAGTTTTGATTATTCTAAAATCAACACCATTGACTGAGTCAGTTGGCAAATCTTCCATATCAGGATCCATTAATGCACCCTTGATAATTTGGAAAATTTGTGGTCCAATTATAAATCTTCTAATTGGATTTTCTGGTGTAGTTTCCTCGTTTAAAGGATTTGTTCCGACAAAACCTTGAAAGATATAAGATCTTTTCTTCCAATATTTTCTTCCCATATCCTCTAATTTAGGATCTTTAAACCAACCTCTAACCTCAGCTAGTATAGGACAAGATTCTCCATACATTTCCATGCATGGTACTTGTACCTGTACTGGTTTTGAGTCTGTATCACCTTTGACTCCTTGAAAGGGCAATTTAATCATCAATCGCTCTTTCCAGAAAAAAGTGTTTTCTTTATTTCCATCCGGCAAGAAACGAACAGTTGCCTGCTCTCCTTCTTTTAGATTCCAAAATGGAAAAATGGCGTTGTCCCCGCCTGATCGGCTTCCGCCTGAACGTGCTTCTTGTTCTTTAAGTTTAGCACGAATGTCTGCTAATGTTGCCATAATTAAGCCTCCTATTTTTAGCCTTTGTTAATTGTGCCTTATTGTTAATGTAGCACAAGACAAACATAATGTCAATACTATATTAACTTTTTTATTTAGTCAAGTATTTTTTTTGGATAGTGGTTTAGGATTATACGCCGGCTAATTTTTTTATTCTATTAATTTCTTTATCTTTACCCAACATTAATTTTTGGATTATAGCTTCAGCAGTTCTTACGTGTTCATCACCAAATTTCTTTTGCACTGATGTCAAAAGACCTGTTTCTCCTTTTGGAAAACTATTAGTTGTATAATCAAAGAAGCTTTTTATATATTCATCTAAATTTTTTGGATCTTCTTTTGGTTCTTCTTCTGGTGAATCATCTTTTGGTTTCGCTGGTTCTAAACTAATTTTGCCATCTGGGCCTTTCATAACAGCAACACCTTTATTGTCATCTTCCCAACCCGCTGGCATTTCTGGTTTTGCTGTACCTTGTCTTAAATCTTTCCAATTTTTTCTTAAAAATTGTGTTGCTTCTTTAGAATCATGTGTTACAAATATATCTTTTTCATCTTTGTCTAATACATGATATTGAACTTTATTTTTATCATCTCTTTGTACAGATACATAAGGTTTAATATTTTCCCAAGTCAATGTTTCTTCTGGTTCCATATCACCTGTATTAATACTATTAGCCATGTCTGGTCTTTTGTCTTTGATATAATTTAATATTGTTCCTCTAATGCAGGCATCACTATCTTCTCTACCCATTGAAACTATTTGGTCGTTTAGTTCTTTGTCATCTATAACGCCTTGTAAACTTTCTACACCATTAACACCATTTACTCCTGCAGGAAAATGTCGTCCCATTAAATTGTTTAATTTTACTAATGCTTGTTTGGCTTCTGTTGGATCAGATGAAAATAAACCATTTTCTGCTTCACCTACAATAGTACTCATTATTTTTTCAAAATCTTCTATACC